GGGTTCTGTTTAAATCTTTTTTATCTTCTGTCATAGTTTTACCTTTTAACATATTTAGCGTACTCGCCAAGCGGTACGTTTAATCTTTTAGCCATTTGAACTTCAGATGGTGACAATTTTACTTGTCTTTTATTGGACGCTGTATTACCAGCAACCCTACCTGCTGAAGCCACCTTTTGTTGAGGCTTAGATTTAACAGAAGATTCGTTAAACTTCTGTGGGAATTCTACACGAATTCTCTTATCAATCTCACTATAATATTCTTCTGTCCCCAAGTCAAAGCCTTCTTCCTGCAATTGATTATGAATTGCATAGGCAGAAACAGTCATTATTTCGTCCTCACCAAACCATTTGTTTTTTTCAACCCATTTTTTATCAGTCTCAGCTAGTTCTACATCTTGCTGAGGTTGTGCCTGAGCTTGTTGTTGAGGTTGTACGTAATCTTGATAATTAGCTTGTTGCTCTTCCTGGACATTCATCTGTTGTTCAAGCTGAGCTTTTGATACCGTTACTTTGTTTTCTTCTACTGCTATTTTTGCAAGAACTTCTTGAGCTTTTGCAACCTTGTCATAGTCAGCAACTTCATGCGCATTTTTTAATGCTGCAAGAGCCTGTTGCTTTTGAGAGTTTAGCCTGCTTTCGGCTTCCTGAAGATAAGATCTATCTAAAGTTGAAGATCTAGTTTTTAACTGTTGATTTTCTTCAGACATTCTTTTTGCATATTCATATGCAGACTCTTGGCCTCTTTCAGCTTCTCTTAATTTACGAGTAAGTTTGCTAATTCTTTTTTGAACCTTTTCAGAATAATCTTCTAATTCATCTTGAGATTTTTCTGCTGGTTCACTAGAAACATCCTCTATTGCCTGTTGAGCTTCAACATCCACCTCTCCAGCTTCTGTTGTTTCTTCTTTTGGCGCTAAATCAGCTATCTTACCGCTAGGCTTTTCTTCAGGTAAATCTACCTCTACAACTTCGCCTTCTTCAACTATTTCTTCTTTTTTTGCCTCTTCTGACATGATTTCTCCTTATACTGCAAGGATATCGTTAGGATCTAATATCGTGGCTATAACTTCATCATCGTTAATGATCCTACATTCAGATTCATCACCAAGCTTGAAGCGAGCGCCAGCATACCGCCCTATCAACACCCATTGTTTTTCCTGGCACCAAGCTTCAGTAAACTTACTAGAATCTTTGTAGCAATCAGGACCCATTTTGACAACATAACCTACAACAGTCGCAAGTGATTCTCGATCTACTTGAGATTGAACTAGATGTATGCCACCTTCAGTAACACCTTTACCCCTATATGGAAGAATAAGTATTCTCCATCCAGTAGGTTGAGGCATTCTTTCTAAAATTGATTTATCTAAAAGAGTTGGATCTAAAACTCTTGCAGCTTCTTCCACATAAGGAAGTGTGCTTTCAGGAGCCTTTTCTTCTTTTTTCTCTTTTGGTTTTGTTTCGGTTTGTTTGGATTCTTCTTCTATTGCTTGAGCAACATGGTCAGGTACGTGTATCTTCGGCATCTTCTTGTATTTTCCCTAGCAGCTCCCTATATGAATTTTCTGCGTCAACGAGAGAGCTGTAACGTCCACACAGATACTGATATTGCGCAAAATCCTTGGTACCAGCCAAGATTGTATCTCTTACGCTTTCTTTTTGAGCCTCAATTTCGTTTAAAAATTTTTGGCTAATCCAAACAACCGACACTTAGTAAATGCCAGAAAACTTGCCGCCAAATTCAGCAGCGCCCATACCTCTACTTTTACCCTTACCCATTCCTGGCTTAGGTTTTGTATCGGCAACGAAAGTTCCTGCATCTGTTTTCAGAGGTACAGAACCTTTGTTACTGTAAGGATTTTTATTTTTCATTACAGTTGGAGTTTTTTGTTGTTTGATATCAGTTCTTTTTATCATGCTGTTTATTATCTTGGTTAAATAAATTATTTGCAAGTTTTTATTTTCCTTGCCCTCTATATTTCTTGCGTGTGTTTTTTTTATTGGTTCCTGATCCACCGCTTAACTTACTGTTACCGATAGATGTTTTTTTCTTGACGTGGTTAACTTCTTGCTTGATCCAACTTTTCGGCATTTTCTCTTTTTAGCTTTCTTTCCTGCATCAACAATTTTAATTCATGCCAACGATAAAACTGTTTGTTAACATGATCCCAGAACAACCCTTTGTTATTTGTTTTTGTTTTCTGCATCCATTAATTTAAATCTAGCTTGCTGTTGCAGTCTTCTAATAGCAGTATCATTCCTCATATCCGCTATATCTTCTTGAGTATCAATTCTCTCACGATCAACATTAATTCTTTGTTGAGCCTCAGCAGCTTTTCTTTGTTCTTCTGCAATAAATTGTTGTTGCTCCATAGATAACTCTTGTCCTTTTAGAGCAAGCTCTTGTTTCCTAATTGATACTAGAGGATCTTCATCTTCAGGAGATCCAATTTTTTGATTGTATTCTACTAACAACTCAGCAAGTATTGGTGCTGAGAATTGAGCAAGTATATCACCTGCTTGTAAAGCAAGATTTTGTGCCTCTTCTGGAGATGCTTGTTGTGCTTGTTGTTGCAATTGTTGGAACTGTTGTAAAACTTCGGGTGGCATTTGTTGCTCAGCAAGTATATCTGCTTTCATTTGCAAGTGCTGCATAATGTGTGAATGTATTAATGCTTGAACCTGAGCATTCATTTGCACAGGTGGTGTATTTAACAAAGACATATGTACTGCAATATGTGCATCATGATTTTGTTGTGGAAACGCTTGAGCAGGATTACCTAACAATAATTGATTGTTTTCAAAACCAGCTTCCATCGGTAATGGTTCTGTAGGAGGTGGTGGTGTTAATATCTGGTCAATATTATCCACACCTATCGCTGCATACATTCTTTTGTAAGCTTCGTAAGTACCGTTAGGTCCATGTACTTGTGGGTTAGATTGCACTAAGGCCATCATTTCTTGAGCCATAGCTATTCTTTGTGACTGACTAAATATATCTGGATTTGATATAGGAAAGATATCTACCTTCTGATCGAAGTCTGATAATTTAATTGAGGTTTCATTATTTGCTATCGCATAAGGATATTCTGGCGGTAGATATTCTTGAAATACATCAGCCAGTAACCTAAATTCTTTTTTCTGCGAGTTATGTAATCTTTTGTGTATTGCAGATAAAACTTTTGTAGATCTTTCCAATAAAGCTAATGTTGTACCGACAGGTGCATTTGGATTACCTTGACCTGTATTTATTTCTGCTATTGATGCAAATCTTTGACCAGAATCAACCAAGATATTAAGTAAGCTAAGTAATGTACCACTTGGTTCTTTAAACGGTAACGGTTGTATTGAATCTCTTAATGACCCACCAGGAGCATCAACATCTCTAAATTCTCCTGGTTGTATAGGTGTATCTTCATCTCTAATTCTGATACCCCTAGTTTTGAAACCAGCAGGTAAGTTCGCTAAAGTTCCAGCATCAATCAACTGTCTCATAATTGATGTAGAAGCTTTTGATAGACCACCAATCATATGAGTTAAACCAAAACCGTAGAATCCTAATCCAGGTAAGAATTTAAAATGAACAAAGTACTCAATTTTATTTTTTAACTCATCATCTTCTCTGTAGTTTCTTCTTACAGATAAAACTTCATTTGAATTAGCATCTATGGTAACTATGTAAGGTAACTTAATTCCTGTAAGTTCTCCGTCTTCGTCCATATCTTCAAAACCATCTAGCTCTAAATTACAATGCACTTCGTAAAGTACAGACACTTCACCGTCATCATAAGAAGGCTCCATACCTGAAAGTTTTTCTATCTCTTCTTTAACGCCAGAATAATTTTCCGCGTCATCACCAGTTCCAATATTTATTTTTCTATAGAATCCTAATGCTTGTAATTTTCTAACTTCGTTTTCTGATATCTTTACAACATTTGTAATTCTAGGACATGACTCTAAGTCGGTTGTGAAGTATGGAACAATTAAATCTTCTGGAGCAATAAACTTAGATACTGCTCTGCCTAAATTTTCATCATAGTAAACTTTCTTAAATGCTGATCCTGCTAACGGCAAATAAAATAATAGTTGATCTAATTCTTCATCAAACTCTTCCATAACGTGAGTTATTTGATAGTTCATAAATTCTGAAACACGCTGAGCTTGTTCTTCAGCTAGAGAATCATATGCACCTATGACTTGTGTTTTTACTGGACCACCTGAGGGTAAAAGTTCTTTGTACGCTTGAGCTTGAAAGGTTGTTACAGCCTCACCTAATAATGGATGTATTACACCTGAAGCACCTTCAAAAGGCTCAGACCTTTCGGCATCAAACCGCATCCCCAAATATTCTAAACCGTCTTTATAAGTTTTTTCCCAATCCTCTCTAGAGGCTTTATCTTTTTCAATACCAGCAATTAATTCGTTTGATATGTTTGCTAGTTGTCGGTCATCTAAAACTTCGGCTAAATTTTCATCAAAACCTGTTTCTACTTCTTCAGTCATGGTTTCGCCTAAAATAGCGCTACCATCTTCTTGCATTTCAAAACCCTCGGTGCCTGAATCCATAATTGCTTCAATAGCAACCTTCATGTTTTCTTGACCAAGCGGAACTTGATTTTGTTCGTTTAAAACCGTTGGATTTATGTCTTTTTCAATTGCCATTAGTGTAATACTCTTTCTTTTTCTTCGTATACAGTAGGAGCCACAAATGCATCAACTAAAGTTCCAACAATTTTGATGTTACAGCGTTTTGCTTGCTCTTCTGCTTGTTCCCAAGTTCGGGATATTATGTAGGGTCCACAATATACTTTGCCATCTTCTTCGTATTCAGTAAGAAATATTAACATCATTTTAATAGTATACCCTCTTTACAGGTGCTTTCTCTCTATCCTCATAATCGTCATCAAGAGAAACTAAACCACCCTCTCTAAATCTCATTAGAGCTTGAGTCATAGTATCGCATAGGTCATCATTTTTACCAAAAGGAAATGAGGCACATTCCTCAATCATCTCATCAGCAAACTTTTTAGGGGGTGCATACACTAATCCTGACTCAAAAATAGGTGCAACTGAATGCATCCTTGTAGATTTATCATGACCTCTTGTTGGTGAATAATTAACCACAGGTATACCTAGTCTTCTAAGTTCGTGTGTCAAAGGTGTCCCTGATGCTTTGGCTTCAATCAATACCATATCAGGATCCCAATATTGATATTCTTCGTAAGCCACTCTTTTTAGTTCTGGGAAATCCCAACGGTCCTTTTGCGCATCTAACAAAATGATGCAGTCAGGAGAATCGGGTGTAGGTTTAAATACACCCCACGTTGAGATCGCTGAATAGTCTGCTGTTTCTTTTTTACTAAAAGCCGTATCGTAACTTTGAATGATGTAACTAACTGGCGGTAAAGCTTCACTTTCCCATTCATTCCACCACTCTCTTTTTACAATAGATCCTTCTTCAGAGGTAGGTGTTTGCATCCATTGTGCATTCCATTTCTGCACAGGCAAAGATGCTTTTACCTTTTCTAATTCTTCTAAAGACCAGAATCCAGGCCATAAAGGATTGTTAGTATCAGGGAATATTGCTGGAAACTCAACCACTTCCCATTGATCTGCCGAACTTTCTTTTTGTGCGTCTAACAATTTAGCCGTTAAATCAATTGAACTCCAACGCGTCATCACTAGAATGATGGCTCCGCCAGGTTGCAAACGCTGTCTAGGTCCAGATGTGTACCACTCCCAACAGGCTTCCATAGCTGTTGGACTCAACGCATCTTGTTCTGAATGTGGGTCATCAATAATTAATAAGTCAGCACCACGACCTGTAATCGCTCCTCCCACACCTGCTGCGAAGTATTCGCCTCCTTTGTCAGTTTCCCAACGACCCGCTGATTTAGAGTCTGCTCGTAAATCTACTTTTGGAAATATTTGTTTGTATTCTTCGCTGTCCATCATGTTACGAACTTTACGACCAAACCTTACTGCTAACTCTCCTGTATGCGTTGTTTGCATAATTTTTCTTTTAGGTTGCTTACCCATAATCCAAGCTGGAAAGTAAGTAGAACAAAATTCAGACTTAGTATGACGTGGTGGCATATTAATAATTAAACGGTTGCATTTACCACTAGCAACGTCCTCTAGTTTTTGCGCGAATATTTTATGATGACGGCCACAAATAAACTCTGGCCACATGTGATTAATAAAACCTAAAAATGTTTCTTGACAGCCTTGTTGTTTTTTTAATAATTCAAGACGTTCTTTGAGGATAAGAGTTTCTTTGATCTCTTGATCGGAAAGATGTGCTAAGTTCATAAAGCAGCTAACATACTCTCTATACTAACAGGACCACCATCCTTAAATGCATCAACGCCTTTTTCTTCAACTAGCTTTCTTAATTCGTCATCAATCTTTACGTAGGTGCCACTAAATGATCTAGCTAAATCGCCTTGTAAATTTTCTGCATCTTCTAACTTGGAAATATATTTTTTAGGATCAGCACCTAGCTCTTTTAGGATTTTTTCTATTTCATTAGGAGCATTTTTATCATATAAGTTTTGTAAAAATATTTTATCTCCTCCTCCTTCATCTCCTAGTCTTTTTGCAGCTGAATCTACACTAAATCCGTCATATCCTTTTATGACAGCTTCTGTAAATCTTGTACGAATAGGTAGTTTGAATGTTTCACTACCTGTACTTTTAGCATACGGATCAATCGCAACTCCTGGAAATAATTTTTTGTTTATCTTAGTGGCTTTTTTAAGAATGGTTAATCCATCACCAATATTAAAAGTAGTTTTTTTATCATTTACAAGTTCATCAAAATATCTTTTTGCTCTTTCTCCAGGCGTTCCTGGACCATATTTTTGTCGTATGGCTCCTCCACTCAGC